GGGAAGAGTTCTCTAGGATGTATAACCTCAAGATCTGCAACTAGACCAATAGTTTTACCGTTGGTCATGTGACCCGCTATACCACAAGAACCCAAAGATGTGAAGATGTGGGCAAATTGAGTTTTAATTTTATCTAGTTGGTCGTTAGAAACAACATGATCCATTAGGATCTGACTTAAAGCTCTTTCTCTAATACTATTAAGAGAGATACCTTTACGCACAACTTTAGGTCTAAGGTCTAATGAAGCCAACCTACCCGAAACCTTGTCGATAGCCGACAACATTTCTTGAGACTGAAACTCCATGTTCCCTTCCTCATCTAAGTAGTGGGGGGATAATGCTCCTGTTGAAGGGTCAAACACATCAAATCTACGGGCCCCCGCAAGATAATGCCAAGCGAGAAGCCACATGATTTTCCTATACGAAAGACGAGCTTCTTCTCTATCAGCATGCTCATCTATTATTCTTGCTAGGTCAATCTTGTTTTTCGGTAGTTTTATGGTGTCTAGTGCCATCTTTTGCCTTTAGTTTTTCTGCTGCAATACCCCTAGGTTTATAACCACGAGGAGTTTCTGTTTCTATTGTAATATCTTTTAGTTTAGAAATCTCAGGTATAACCTCGGTAGTTCTATTTTCGGGTACAAGTTGATATTCTGGGTCCCCATCACGAGGCCCAGTACCGTAGTAGCATCTCATTAGTTTATCGAAAAATGCTAAGGGTACAACTACGCAGTTCTTTTGTTCATACTCTTGTGGTGTTGTCGGTATCATCCGTAATGTTCCTATCTAAAATATCTTGTATTTCACCAGCCCCCACTCTACTCCAGTCTATGCCGTGAGCAATGGGAGTACCCAAATCTTTATCTATAACTTCCCCGTCCCTGAGCCTTTCAAGTGCGTTTTTGTGCTCTAGTTGTAGTTTTCTTACCTGAGAAAGTCTACCCTTAATAACAAATTGGCTCATGCATACACAATCCAACTCGTCATCGTGCTGTAATCCACCATCTTTAGCATCCGGATTGAACTGCTCTATCTGGTCTTTTAACCTTCTAGAGGGAGCATCTGATTTCCACAAAGGTAATTTTATCTTGTCAAATTCGAATCTAAGTGATAGAGATGCAATCTTAGTGGTCTTCTCTATCATGCCGGGGTTCAACTTCTTAACGGCTGGTAGGTGACTTACCCCCATCATCTCTTTAGCACGAGTCCTAACCAAAGAATCCAGTGTGTTGTAGATTCCTAATCCCTGCTTAATCGCTTCCACATGTATAGTGGGGGTTCTCCAATGATCCCCCAACCTCATAACTTCTTTCAATAAGAGATCTTCTCGACATTGAGCACTCCACACATCCAACACGAAGAGTTCATTTTCTGAGTTTATGCACATAACGCATGCAACTTTAAAGTCGGAGTCTGCGGTTGCTGTGAATGAAGTATCTACTGTTAAGAATAAACGGTTCATCTTTAAGAAGTTACACATGGGCTTCTTAACTATTTCTTCACCGGAGTAATAACAAATTAAAGTGTTGCTTACGTAAGGGTCGATATCTAGAGCGGGATCTACTTGCTCGTACCACCAACCGTGACGTTCCTTTGTGAGATGGGGGAAGTATGTACCTTCCCCCTCACCGGGTCTCGCCATATATTCAGCCAAGAAGTTGGGAGTACCGATGATCTCACGTATTTCTTCTAAGGAAACTCTGTCCTTAAGCCTAGGATCTTCTTCTTTAATCTTACGGGTGGATGGCCACATGTCGGGCCAACACGAAATAACGGTTCCGTCTTCTTCTTCGTATGCAGCTCTTACAATCATCCTCGACCAAAGATTGAATCGGGGGTCTGCCGCAATTTGTTCACCTGCTTTGTTCTGTTGGGTTTGAAGAGCATGCCAAGCATAGTGACGACGAGATACGAAAGTAGCCAACCAATCCACACCACAACCTGCACGCATAACCATAGGTAGAACCACTTTGAAAAGAAGATCATCCATATACTGTCGGATGAGTGACATTGATGTCGATGCTTTTGGGTCATACTCTGGGTCATCCAATACGTAGCGTCTAGGTCGTCCACCACGTTGTCTTGATTCTGCGGAGATAGCCCTTAACCAAGAACCGTTTCTTAGTTGCATCATTTCTGTTCCAAAAGGTGCTTCACCTCTTTTAGGAACAAGACGATTATCCGGGAACTCCGGATTCCAATCATCATGCAATCGTTGGTTATGTTGGAACTGATCTTTAAGTGCTTGACCCGTACCTCTTGCATTATCATTCGTAGATGTTGCATAAAGAATCGTATACATGGGACGAGTCAACATTCTTAATAAACAAGCCTTCCTTACAAGATAAGACTTAGCAGAACCTCGTGGTGCGATACAAATATTACGGGGTGAGGATGCCCACTGTTTTAAAATGTCATAATGGAAAGTAGGAGTCTCTAAAGGATCATCATCATAGAAGAGAGGATTAAAATCTACAGTCTCGTCCGCATGAAGATAATAAAGATCGAAAAACCTTAGACTCGCAGCGAACGCCTCAGCTAACTGAGTGGGGGTTTTATCTTTTGCGGTCCACAAACGACAAGCGTTTACTCTGGCTTTACGTTGTCCCCCCGGAGATAGTTCCGGGTAATCAACGGGTAAAGGATAAAAGGGGTTATCTGTTTGAGGCACCCACAACGTCATTACGTGTTACGCTCTGTTGCTACCGCAGTAAATGTTAGGGTGAATGCTATTCTTCCTAATGCAGCCGCTAACATTTGAGGGTCTGCTCCACAAGAAGAATTAGTTCTTAATTCTTTAAGGATAGGATAAAACTGATCCCTTAAGTTTCGGTCGCTGTCGAAAAGGTTATTGAATGTTATCTTGTAAAGATTCTCGAACCCCCCACTCCATTCTTCCACATCGTAGACTCCGAGGTCACGGATGGCGGTTGCACCGAATTGTAGGAACTCCATCACAGGTAAGGTTTGAAGTAGGGAGACTGCTTGTTTGGACAAATTGTCTAACTTAGGCGTTGTCTTTTTCGTTACTTTTTTTGCTGTTTTCTTTGGGGCAGATGATTTCGTGCTTTTGCTCAATTTCTTTTTGGTTGCTGATTTCGCCATTTTGATTCCTCAGGTTGGTTAGGAGTGTTGACGAAGACATAGTACGACTAGTGTTCTCGTCAATCATTTCTGTTTGTTGGATAGTAGCAAACATGCCGTTGTTGTTGGTGATTTCTTTCATAACAGAACGGAATTGTTTTAATGCCGCGAGACTTACCTTTGGGTCTGGGTCTCGTGAATGTTGAATGATGGTGCTCATTTCCTCCATTAGATCAAAGTTGGATGCTTGAAGGGCTGACGCTGCACCATCTAATCCGTAGAAGGATGTTATAACATCTTCAGGAGTCGTCTTTTGGATCGTCCCCTGTGTCGGGTTCTTCATTAAGTTCTTCTTGTCCATATAAATCTAGTATACTCCCTGGACGCTTGGTTATGTCACCAAACACCCTAATTGATTTCTTAGTATAGGTGTTTTGGTATTCTTCGGGTAGTTCTGCCAAACCCGCTCTTGCCATTCTATATGCAGCTTTTTGTGCTGCCTTCTTAACATCTGTTGTCATATTAAGACCCCCCATAGTTTTACACGCTAGAAGTTCGCACAGTAGAGGTTCTAAATTCTTTGCTACATATTGAGGATCGAGTTTAGAGGGCTTCTGTTTTCCTGTCGCTATCGATTGGCATCCTGACACGAAGAAGTCTGGTTCCCCCACTCTAGTGATGGCTTTAAGTGCGAGTTGGAAAGAATTCATTTCAACGTAAGTTGTTTTGCCCATTTCAATTAGAGGCACACCCAACGCACGACAGAAAGATCGGAACGCTTTCTTTGTGATGTTGGTTCCAAACTCTTTGATGTACCAATCTTCCGATAGAAGTTTAATACCCGTACCGAACCCTATGTAGAACTGTTCACTCATATTATCGTGCCATTGGTGGTGCGTACCCTCCACCCGGTGTAGGAGGTCTAAAATTAATAAGGCCATCTACAAAGTCGTTAAGTGATTCTTTGGCAGGAGCACCAATTGCTCCTGCTATTGTTCCTAAATCTTCAGGGACCCCTCTCCACTGATCCGCTAGACCGCCCCAACTTCCACCTCGAGCAGAACCGGGAATATCAGGAATCATATCTGAGAAGATAGAAGGATGAGTAGCACCTTCTAATTGTTCAGGTAGTCCAAATGTAGGCACCCCCCAACCCATTGGAGTTCGGAACCGATTCGCTAACTTAACGGCTCCACCTATAGTTGGGTTGTACCAGTTTGCACCAAGTCCTGTATTAAATTCTAGACCTCCACCTTGAGCGGGTCTTGCGACATCTCCGAGTGATACAAGAAAGTCTCCTATTCCAGCAATAGTTCCCGGCACAGCCGATGCTGCGTCATATGAGGTAGCACCGGGAGAACCGATTGCTTCATCAAGTGCTGCGTCCCTAGGATCTATAAGGTGTTCTTGTACGGTATCAATGGTTTGGTTTATCATCTCAGGAGCCATCGCTAGCGTAAAACCTCTACCCATAGTAGGTCTCACGCCACCTTTTGTAAGTGCTTGTAGGTTTGCTTTGGGATTTAAAAATTGTCCTTGACCTAAACCAAACGCACTTGGATTTACCATTCCTCGTCTTGCACCGGCGGCGGCGGCGGCGCGGGGGAAGCCTGGTCTTGTACCGGATGGTTTCTTTGGTTCTGGTTCCATGCGAATTTGTTCACCTACAGATTTCCTTTCTAGTTCCAGACCTATCTCCCTGAGTTCCGCTTGGGTAAAGGGTTGTCCGGTTCTAGGGTTAAGAGTGTTAGCCATATGATGTGCAGCGGCCGCAGTCCAACCTTGTTTCTTGGCTATCTTGTTAAGTTCATTCCCCATTGCTTTATCTATTGTCTTGGGGTTAACCTGATGCCATTGTTGGGTTCTAGCCGCTCTACGTTCAGCAATCTCTGCTTCAGTTAAGGTTTTTCCTCCCCGTTTAGCTTGCTCCACCGACTCGTTTACATATGCATCAATTTGGTTTTTAATCCAAGCATCTTTCGGGTTCATTGATTTATCATAAATAGGTTTGGGTGCAACTTCGGGACCCATATCAAATAATTCACCTTGACCCCCAGACGACCTGAAACGTGGTTCACCTTGCACTCTAATAGGTTCTCCCCCCGCAGGTTCAACTTTTGGTGCTTTAGATTCTACAGGTTTAACTTTTTCAATAGGTGCTTCCGCTTCAACTGCCGCTTTTGCTTCTGCTGTCGCTGCTGCTTCCGGTGTCATTTCTATAATAGTTGTAGGGAAGAGTCCCTTTTGTCTAATATTGGATATTGCCGCATCACTATTTACTGCTCGAATTTGACCCTTAGTTTTTTTACCTTCACTATCAATTGCTTCATAATCATAAGATTTCAATCCGTCTTCGGCTGTCGCTTTTGCGGCTTTTGCTTCTGCTCTTTTACTTGCTCCGGGAATTACCTTACCTACCCCCTTAACTACTGACCCCCCTATTTTTGTTGCTTTTTTCCAATTATCTTTAATGGGACCCTCACTTTGTGAAGCCTTCCAGTTTCTTGCTAATTCTATAGCTTCTCCACGGGTTATGGGTTTTCCTTCTGGATTCGTAAATTCCCATGTAGGTCTTCTTTTCTTTTTGCCAGTGTCCAGTAAAGGTACTGCTTCTGGGATGTATCTTCTTGGATTGACGCGGGATCGGGTAGTTACGTCTGTGGAGGGTTTTGACATTTGAAAAGGAGCATCGGGCATTCCCGCTACTTCTTTTAGTTGTGCGTTTAGGGTGTTTCTATTATAAGTTCTTACTCCTTCTGTTGCGAGTGCAGCAGAACCACCTAGGAAACCCAGCATTTTTAATGTGTTCCAGTAATCGGTACCCGTCATTGGTTGTTCGAGTCTTGACCAACGTGGAATATTAGAGGTGACTACATCTTCTATTGGTTTTCCTGCGCCTATAGCAATTCTACTACTTGTGTAATCACCCAAAGAAGACCGCCCACCTATACCTTGGAACCCTAAGGGGAGTCGTCGTGTCATGTTTCGGAGTTGAGACATTTGGTAGGTGTTCTTTGCCGAAGCAACCATCTCGTCCATGCGAGCATCATTACTTAGTTGATTAAGTGATCTTTGTTGGTTTGAAACCTGCGGGCGAGGCAAAATTGTGGTAGGATTGTTTTGTCGAGCATCGTCAACGAAACCGCTAATCGTACTCGTATCCCTTTCACTTCCATATATATCCTGAAGTTCATTCTTCTTTTTTCTACGTGCCATAATATAAGGATACAACAATGACGGTTGGAACACAAGACAGACCACTCACTTCTGCAGAACCTATGAAGGTTGCAGATGCACTTATCAGAGGAATATTTCGGACTCCAAGTGGGAAGGGGGGGTTGTGGGCGTTCAGGGGAGACTTCTATCAATGGTACGGGGATAGAT